TCCACCACCTAAAGGAATAAAGTTTATTGGGTCAGGCAATGATCCCACTAAATAACCTCCAATTCGATAACCATCCCATGCCCCTACATTCTTAAACCAAAAATTAAAAAAATCATTTCTATCATGAGCTTCAGCCAAAGTCATTGCTTGGCGTTCTGTCATTCCTTCTCTATAAGATATGTTTGGTCTGAAAAAAGTATGGGTTTCATTCCAATTCTCTTCTTCTATAACAGGGTTCCATTCATTCTCTTGTTGGAAAAACTCATAATCTAACCAATCAATCCCTTGCTTTACCCACATATCTCCAAAACCTTGAGACATAGCGAGATTGAATTTAGTCCAAGAATCAGGAGTCGCTAAATTTATAAATTCGTGCGCTATGCTTAAACCAGCATAAGGACGTTCAGGTTCAATCATTAAGCAATCCTTTTTGCTTTAATAGCGTTTTTCTAACTTTTTCATCTGTAACATCAAACATTCCTGTTGTTTTAGCTGTAACTACTGGATCACTTCTTTTTGTATCTTCAACCTTAACACGACCATTTTGTAAATAAACTTTTCTAACTGAAAAGTTTTTAATAGCTCTTTCTACTCTTGTTTTCCATGAGTTTAATTCATTTTTCATCCCTTCTACTACATCTTGGTATATTGCTTCTTCAAAAACTCTTTTTGAGAATGGTTTTTGTCCTTTTGCTATTCTTTCTTTATTTACTCGTTCTTGTATTCTTACATTTACTCCCCTTTTTAATTGTCTAGCTACTTCTTCTTCAACAAGTTTCATTGTTTGTAGTTCTGCTTTTCCAGGAGAATACCATTCAGTTGGGAACCAATTATCAGCAGAAATGCCAGGATCTAAATTTTCTTGTTGATCTTCTAATTCTTTTTTTAATTCCAACATGCCTTTATAAGTTTTACCTGTGGTTAAAGGTCTAGGTAAAGTTGCTGTTCTTCTTTCACCATTTACATTCCACTCCATAACATAAGGGTCATCACTTCCAAAATCACCAAATGTACCTTCTAATCTTTCTAAAAACTGTACTGCTTTTCTTGAAACCATGAATTTGTTTTCAAAATCTTCTTTGGATATTTTTTCATCATGCCAAACATAAACTGTCCATCCTTTTGAATTTCTATCATGAACATTTTCTTGAAATAAGGCAGGAGAAAATCCATCCCCATCATTTACTACAGTTAAATACAAACCTTCAAAGGTTCCTGTTAAAAGTGCCTCTATAATTATTTCTTCTTGCTGATCTGTATACCCAAATAATTTTTTCCCACCAAATTTCAAACCATTTTCACCATCTTCTTTTGGAAACAACTTTCGCAAAGAGTCTTTTGTTATAATACTGCCAATCATTGCATTACCTGCAAATCTTAGCATTTTAGCGGATTCTTCAGGTGAATTTGAATATTTACTCAAAGCATTTTTAGACCATGAAATTACATTACCACCTTGAACTCTGCCATGCACTTCTCCTGCACCCATGTCATTAAACGCTTGAATAACTGCTGAAGTTATTTCTGTGTTATATTTTTCAGCATCTAATTTTGGATCACCTAGTAATGCAACAGCATAATCAGATATTAACTTAACATGAGTAGTTCTTTGATTATCATCTTCTAATTTATCTAAATAAGTATCATGTCCACGATCCCATCTTCTAACTGTAGCTTCTATGCCAGAATTTTTTTGTTCAGCATTTAACCCTTCAATCAAAGTTACTTTTACATTATCTTTTAAAGCATCTGGACCTTCCCAATAATCATACAATGCAGAAGCTTTTGCCAAATCTCCACCTTGAGATGCCCAATATTTTTTAACATTATTCCAGATTTGTTCTCCTTTACCTCTATCTTCAAACAAACCAATAATCATTTCTTTGGTTCCTAATACTGTATCTACACGATTATTATTATCCTCAAATCTAAATTCTAAATTTCCACCTTTATTTTTTGGTGTAATGCCTTTTCCCCAAGTATCCATTTGTGCAGTTGATGGACTCCAAGATTTGCCATTAAATTCTATGTTTTTTTGATTTAATAAATCTATATCATCTTTTGTTAATGGTTTCTCTGGATTGAAAAAAATACCATTTTCTTGCATTATTGCTTCACTAACATTTCCTTGTTTATTAGCAAGATACCCGTCAAGTGTAGAAATATAATTATCCCAACTTGGACCTAGTTCTGCATAAGGAGGGGGATTGTTTCTAGCAAAAAGCAAGCTTTCTTGAAGTTTTTCTTCTGAAACATTAACTAATCGATCTCTACGAGTAGGAATTAAATTTGAAAAAAATTTTTGAATATCTCCTATTTTTTGAAAATATTCAGGATCTCTTTCTTCAGCATTAGACAAATCATATAATTCTAAGGGATCTTCACTATAAGTATCATCATCTGATATTGCTTTCTTAAAAAGATATTGTGCGTACGCATTATAAACTGTACCCATATTTTTAGGTAATGCAGTTTTGCCAGTAGTATCAGATGTATGATTATATGCTTTATCTACAATTGCTTGTAACTGAGATAAATCAGATGGTGTGGCATCAGCTAATTCAGCGTGATCTTCACCAATGCTATCCATATTTGGAACGTATATCCCTTTTTCTGCATCATATTTAGTATATAAACTTTTAAAATTTACATTTGATGAATCTGATTGTGTTGCTAAAGAGGTTAAATTTTGCAGATGTAATTTCTTTTTTTCATTAACATTTTTTACTTTTACGTCTGTAGTTAATTCAGCAATATGTTTATAAATATCTTTTGGGTCCAAGGTTAATGTTTGTTCTTTGGATTGTTGTACGTTTCCATTTTTATCTATAAAAACCTTTTTCCCTATCATATTGTAATATCCAGAATTGTAACGCTTTAATAAAAGCTCTGGATTTGTTTTTCCAAGAACTGCTTTTTCCATTAAAAATTTACCTACCATATACTCTTGCCTTAAATAATTTAGGCTGTTTACTAATTTATTGGCTGGTTGGTTTGTTCTTGCTACATAATTAATTACTAACTCATCTTGTGCTTGAAAAGTGTTTCTCTCTATTTCTTGATCAGCAACTTTCCAATTAGCTAAACTTTGTGAATCAACCCAATTTTCTTGTTGAGATTGCTCTTGGTTTAAACCATGTGTTGTGATTATCTTTGATTTAGCACTACTAATTGTTGTTTGGTAAGCACTATTAATAGCATCTGCACCTCTTTTTATTTGAAGTTGAGTCGTTTTATTTATCATTTCCGTCATTAAAGACGAACTTTTGCTATTAATATAAGATTGTACTCCGTTGTATAATTTTGAATCATCTTTAACAGATTCTAAAATTGAATTTAAAGAAAATGTTCCTTCTTTACCTCTTATATTTAATTCTTGGCCTAAATAATTATTAATTGTTTTAACAATAGGTCGTTCACCTTCTTCTTCGTTCCAAGATAAAGCACTTTGATCTTGTCGGTTTAGATGTTGATCTGCACCTAAAGTTAATTGTTGGAATACTTGATTTATCTCATCTTGTTTTTCAAGCCAACGATTAGAGCGTTCTAATTCTATGTGATCCTCTGCAATAGACCCTAAAGCCTCAAATCCCTTTAATACTGCTCTAGTTGCATAAGCATAAGCTCCAGCTAGTTCGTTATAGCCAGAACTAATGTTTGGTGCTTGTACTTGAGGGGCTTGGTATCTGCTGGATTGTGTAGGAATCGCAGATGATATGTCTAACCCTCTAATGTCTCCATTTGCCATAATTTTTTATTGTATCCCTGAACCAGATAAATAATGACCACCACCACTACCACCACCACTAGGCCAACTCCAAGTACCTTTAGATCCGTATAATCCAGCTTGGGTAAGACCTGAAGTAACATCACCAAATGCCTGAACATCAACTCCTTTTCTTTGAAGCTCTGACTTCTTTTTACCTCTACGAAGCATTACCTTTTGTTGCCAATCATGTACAGATGACCAATCATGAAAAGAATGGTTCATATTATCCATAGTTGTAAATGTCTCATTTTCTTTCATACTCATCATGTATTCCTTTATCATTGCATCTTCTACTTGCATATCTAAAGGAGTTCCAGATGTCAACTTAACGCCTCTTGTGGCTCTTTGTACTAAATTTTTAGATCGTTTTTGCTCACCTCTTAAATTCAACATTGTTTTAGAATAAGCACCTTGTTTTCTAATTTGAGCAACACCTCGATAAAATTCTTTAGTCTTCACTGCTTTGGTAATTTTACCAGCTATAGCATTTTCAGCAGTTTGTGTCAGAGTTTCATTTGCTCCTGCTATACCTAATTGTCTTTTATGATGCGCTCCATATAAAGAAGAAAACATAGTAAACAAACTTATACCAGCCATCATATAACTCATATTACCCCAGATTTACTTCAAATTGTTGTGCTATATAAAGGATCGTAAATGGGAATGGTTGATTGCATCGAAAAGAAACTCCTTCTGATTCAAAGGATCTCGCTATTGGAGCCATTTCTTTGTTACCTGTAAATAAAGGGACCATATTTCCATATTGATCTTCTGAAGGATTACGAAAAATAACTTCTTCATAATCCTGACCTTCCATAGAAAATTCCAAACCTAAGCTGTTTAGCATTTTTATGTTTATTTTAATCATCCGTTTATTTCCAATTACGAATGATCCACCACCATCTCCCATAGTCATCGGAAGGGTGACTAACTCGGAGGTATAACCTAGTCCTGCCACTACAGTATTAGAGGATATAAGGGCCGTAGTGGAACCTATAACACCAGAAGCAACTTGTTGATCTGGTTGAATCGCACCATCTCCGAGTACAGATAAAGTCTGCCCTTCCAAATGACCATAACCGCTTGCTGTTGTAAAAGCACTAGAATTATAAGTTTTTAAACCACTATCTACAAAATGAGCATCTACTTGAGCAACTTCTTGTGCATCATGAAACCGAGTCATATACTCGATTTGCCTTTTAGTGCTACCACCTATTGTCCTTTTAACAATCATCCATGTTTGTGATCTATTATTTTCTGGGATTGTGACAATAGATTCTACTTTTGCATGATTACCATGAGTGGCATCTGTATGAGTACCACCTATAGTGTGTGTTGACCATGCATACATGTTCAAAGATGATTCATGTGTCAATGCAATCAATTTCCCATTTCCAAGCCTTCCCCAAACGACTGAAAAAGGTTGCTCTTGGTACGTCATTTCTTTAACACCAGAATAAGTAATATCTTCTGATCTTAAAGTAAGATCCATTGCACCATATTCTGCTTGTTGTTCTCCTGCTGTTTTCATTTCACGGATTTTACGTTCATTTTGTTGAACGTATAACATTTTTTCACCAATCTGTAATGCATCTGCTGATCCTGCTGGATATGCAGATTCTTTTACAACCGTAAAATTAAAAGGAGTTAAAGTAAGATCATTTTCTGAACCATATATAGTAAATACACCACCAGTTGTACCAACTGCCAATTTGGTTCCTTCAGATAACCATGAAATCTTGTCCACTGTATCTGAATCAATGGTAAAGGTAAGTGCATTATCATCTAAGATTTGTTCTCCAAGAATTACAGCACCAGTTGGGTCAATATTCCCTGTGGATGATCCTAATAATTCAGACGAAGCAAAATTAAAAAAATCACCAGTTTTAGAAAACCAAACTGTAGCGGAATATTTTTTTGTTCCAGCAAATACTAATCGTTGTTGGTATAGCGAGACATCACTAGGATAGCCATTTGTAGAATTAAATACTCCTGCATTCCATTCTAAAGTAGTTGCATTATTTAAAACGCAATCTTCTTGAAGTGTACCTCTTGCTTCAGTAGTGCTGACAATTGCTGTTATTTTAATAGAAGTCCAACGTATGCCTTTAATTTTATCTCTATCTATTCCAGCTAATACATTTACTCTGTAAATTACTCCAATATCTACACCTGATGTTGCAACACCTCCACCATCATGAGTAAAAGGTGTATTGCCAGTTCCACTAGCGATTAACCGAACATCAGTACGATCTTTTTTTAAGATCATTTTTACTACATTAATTTTACCAGTCCATTTTGTATTGGTTCCTGATAATTTAAATGTAATTGGAGTTCCTAATACACCATCAGCACTTATTTCATCTGTAATTTGGAATGTAGTTGCAGTTGGGTTTACTACATAATAAGTCGTGCTGTTACCTTGAGATGTCGCAGTTGCATTGTCGCTACTGGTAAAATAAGCAAAAGCAGTTCCAGCATCATCTGTTACTAAATTACCAACACCACCACTTGTTATTCCATCTTTGTGAAAATATATTTTCATCCCTGCTTGTAAACCATGAGATGAATTTACAAATGCATCCAAAGCTGTATCTACACCAACACCTCCAATTTCTACAAAATCTAAATTTTGGTTACTGCCAGTATTAGGTTTTTCAATTTTAAATAAACTAGAATCAACTTTATTTAGCTCATCATACGGACCATCTACAAAATCTATATTAGATATAGCCCAATATGATCCGTCTTCTGCTCTGGAACCATAACCAGTTTCACTAGATGTTGGAACAGTACGTTCTATTTTTTTAGGAGGATGATTGGGATGAGCTAAAAAAATAACATCTGCACTTTGGATATATTTAATGTCAGCAATTTCAGTAGCCGTATATCCTGTGCTGGCAATAGTAAACTGTGTGGCATTATTGGATTGAAGCCCTAAAATACCATTGTTGTAAAATATCTTAATATTGTCGGCATAAAACTCTAGGACATAACTCTGTCCTTGTCCGTAGTAAAATGGAACTAACTTGGATTGGTATGCTGTAGTAGTAGATGCTTCAGAAACGTAATAAGTTCCTGGCCTTCTTGCTACAGATCCCTGTGGAAGGACTATAAAGTTTTCTAATGTTTTAAGAGATGTTTTGTAGGATGGTATATCTATCTGCCCATGTAATCTGGGCGATATTCTACCTTCGGAAAAGGAACTTTGGATATTCTGTACAGTTCCCATTTAATATCACGCTTTGCCCCATGAATAGGTAGTACCATAGGCAGTTCCATCACTAGGCCAATCAACAGGACGATAATCTGTTCTGTAATCGCCTAATCTGGAATCCAACCATGTATTTATTTCAATTCTTTCTACTGAACCACCTTCTTGTGCATCAAGACTTCTAGCTTCTTGTAACGAAGCAGAATACTTACGGAACATTTCGTCTTTAAGAGCAGTTTTACCAGTTAAAGGTTCTGCTAATTCCCAAGCAATCCTAAGACCCATAACATTTCTTAGAATAGGATCTAAAGTTGTTAAATCCGTAACTCTTGCTTGCCATTTAACATTCAAAGTAGATGCATCCGTAAGAATCTCATTGCCTTCAATTCGATACGGAGTGGTATGATCCTGCAACGACAATATTCTTAAACATTTTTCGGCAGGGTCTTTAGTAGTATCAGTTGGGAATGTAAATGCATACTTATAACCCCACGCAGGAGTTGAAGTATAAGCAGATAAAACAGACCGCCTAACAGTAACATTCCAAGGATGGGAACGGAGGACAGAATCCCTAATATCGTCAAAACGATTATTAAGAAGTCTTGCCCTCTCGTTATTATCCGTCTGAACGTCCGAAATAGTTGCTTCACCTAAATTAGTTAAGGCGATATTAGCAACTTCCGTAATTCCAGATCCAGTTGCCATTATCAGTCAACAGTAAATTGGACATTAACCATAATAGTCTTAGCTGAAGCTCCAGCAGTATTGCCTTTAGCTCCAAGCCAATATTCTGTCAACTTGTTAGCCGTAGTGTGACCAGCATCTTCATAAACAAATTGCCCCATCTTTTCGATACCCCTTGTGGTGTATGCGATGTCGAGAGGTGCAGATGTTCTAGCTGAAGCAAGTGTCAATCCATCAGCATAACAATCAATGTCTACTGCCGTTGCAGAAACATCGGATACCAAGCCAAAATCATAATCAGTTCCACCAGAACATGCGTCATTGTGGAGCCAAATATGAACAATCCTCCATTCAGGATTTAATCTACATAATACAAATGTATCGTTATTTGTACCTGTAGTTTCGGCAGTTGCTACGATGGAACGAAGTCTCGCACCATAGAGTCCAACTTTATTATATATAATTGGTACATTAGCTTCATTTG